CTCGTCTGACTGGGCGTGCACGGCCCCGACACATTGAGGTGGGGGATAAATGCGATTGCTGATCAATGCTACGCCGAAGACCCCGGGAGGCTCGGTTCCAGGGTGTGGGAAACGCCCTTTGAGTTTGGAAGTTTACTCGGGTTTTAAGAAACGCGACCGGACATTCTGAATGACCACCATTATCTTCCCCACCCTGGCGGCCGCCGTCGCCGCATTCTGCGTATGACGGTGCGGATCGTGAATCGAAGGGAGAGGTGGGCGAAGTGGACGATGGCTGCACTTGCCGCTGTGCTGCTCTACTTATTGAGCATCGGGCCGGCGTGTTGGTTAACAAGCCGTTTAGAGGCTGGCGAAATTGCAATCTCCGCCATCTATCGCCCGGTGACTTGGTTGATTCTAGAAAATGATGCCTGTAATGCCGCTCTTTCGTGGTATTCCGAGATCGGTTCTGCCGATGGATGGGCCTGGACTTTCGACGGAGCGTGGCGGAGCAGCGGCTGGCTTCTTAGTCCGAAAGCAAGGGCGATTATGCGCGACCTAGAGGTCGATTGACGGTCGCTCCATCGCGTACCCTGCCACAATCCCGCGCACCCAGTGGGAGCTTTTGGCCGCGGGTGCTGATTCTCACTTACGTCGCCATCCCAAACATTCCGCTGCCCGCTCACTCGATCAGATCCTGCGCGTCCGCCAACTCACTCTCGTCCAGATGCATGTAGCGTTGCGTCGTCGTGATATTGGTGTGGCCCAGCAGTCGGCGGGCGAATTCGATGCCTTTTTCCCGGCAAATCTTCGTCCCGCACTCGTGCCGTGCGAGATACAGCACCAAGTCTTTCGGCAGCCCGGCCTGATCCCGCAACCGTGAATATGTCCGACTGAGGTTTCCAACTCTCCACGCCCGGCCTGACGGCGACAGAAACACGGGACCTTCGGGTCGGTTGCCGATGGCCTGATCGAGAAACTCACCCAGCCTTCGACCGATCGGGATGCGCCGCGCTTGTCCCGTCTTGCGGGCCGTTTTGTGCTCCTTCAGCGTTATGACGCGGTTGGCCCGGTCCACGTCGGTGATCGTGGCCCGGCATAGTTCGCCAGGACGGGCACCGCACTGCCGAAGTGCTGAGTAGATCAATTGAAACGCGGGGGATGTCTTCGCCAGGATCTGCTCGGTCTCTGTCGGCGTCGGAATACGGTCCCGTCGGCCAACCCGCGGCTTCTCCAGAATCCCGAACACGGGCGTGTCGAGGAGATTGTGCTGAATCGCAAACTTCTGCAGCCGCTCCAGCGCCACGCAGTCGTGGTGCCGAGTGCTGTCGGATAGACCGGCGCCTGCGACGGCCAGGTGTTCGTCGATTTCGAGCGGCGTCAGCGTTCCGAACTCCCGAGCGTTGTACGCCTCACAGAACTTTTTCAACCGCGTCCGATAGAACGCCAGAGTGGCTGGCGAACGGTGCCGCGAATTCCACGCAATGAATCTCTCTAACAGCTCTGATACTTGCATTTGACGATCGTCCTTTGATCGGGGGCGTCACCCCAACGTGATAAACCCGCGCCGCTCCCGCGCATAGACCGACGTATTCAGCTCCGGCTGCGTCGTCGCCCGTCCGAGCCCCATGATCAAGGCCACGATCCCGTCGATCCGTTCGATGCTTTTCTTTTTGGACGGCTTCCAGTTCCCCGCTGCGTCCTGTTCGATCGACACGTTGCCGGCCATCCAACGGAGCACGGGGTTCCCGCCGTGCGCTAACCTCGCAGCCAGCACGACTTCCTCCAGCTTCTTTGTGGGCGCATTCATCGAGGCATAACCCTGCCCGAACGGGACCACGGTGAACCCGTCGCCATCGAGTTGCGTAGCCAGCTGAGTCGCATTCCAGCGATCGATGCAGATCTCTTCGATGGCATACTGTTCATTCAACTCATTGATTTTCTTACGAATGCGATCGTAGTCGATCACGTCCCCCGGAGTGGCCTCGATCAGTCCGTGGTCGATCCACCGGCAGTACGGCACACGGTCCATCCGCTCCCTGCGCCGGGCACCTTCTTCCGGCACCCAGAAGAACGGCAACGCAGCATAGCGGTCGCCTTCCTCGGGAAATACCAAAACCAAGGCCGAGATATCGGTCGTGCTGGACAAGTCTAACCCCGCATAGCACGATTTCCCGTCCAGGCTGGCAGTCGACGCGTTGCATGCGTCCCACTTCTCCATGTTGAGCCAGCGGACATCCTGCTCGGTCCACTGGTTGAGCCGGTATCGGCGGAACGAGTTCTCTTTGGCTGGCGAATCCTGGGCTTCGCGGCAATCTTCCGCAAACTGCTCGATACTCATCGTGACCCCCAGGCTGGGGTTGGCCTTCTTCCACACCTCGGGCTTCGTCCACTCGTCATCCTGACCCGCGGCCGAGATGTAGGGGAAGAACGACAGGTCTTCGATCGTTCCGTCCAGGACTTTGAGAGCGTAGTCGTGCTGCTCCCAGCAGATCGAGTGCCGGTCGAATCCGGCGGTTGTAATGCTCAAATGCAGCGGTTGCCGCCGGGAAGCCCCGGCATACCGCAGCGTGTCCCACAGGTCCCGGGTCTTCTGGGCATGGAGCTCGTCGATCAGCACGGCATGCGCATTGAGTCCCTCTTTGGCCGGCACGTCGGCCGACAGGGCTTTGTAGTATGACCGACTGCGGTGATCGACGATTCGCTTGGTAGAACGAACGACCTGGAGCTTTGAGGAGAGGTGGGGTGACGACTCGACCATGTTGGCCGCCTCATTGAACACAATCGATGCCTGATCGCGGTCCACGGCAGCGCTGTAGACCTCGGCACCTGGTTCCCGGTCGGCGATCAACAGATACAAGCTGAGTCCCGAAAACAGACAGCTCTTGCCGTTCTTTTTGGGGACTTCGATGTAACCCCGGCGATACCGACGTGTACCATCAGGCCGGACCCAGCCGAACAGAGGCGCCACGATCTCGGTCCACTGCCAGTCGAGCAGGCTAAACGGTTTACCGGCCCACTCCCCTTTCGAGTGCCGCAGGAACTTCTGGAAAAACGTGCGGACCCGTTCCGCCCGCTTCAGGTCGAAGCGGTAGCCGGATAACAGTGCCTGCTCGTCGGACTCGGAACGGACCCACTTGTCCCAGCGCTGCTTGCGGTCCACGGCGAGCCGATCGACCAGGCTCGTCATCAACCCGCCTCCAAAAAGGCCTCGAACTCATCCTGGGCGGCGGCCCCATCGGGAACACGGATGCGGCTGCGGCTGGAAGGAGTCAGTCCGAACTCGACCATGAACTTGCGCATCGTCTCGATGGCCTGATCGGCGATCACCAGATAGGGGGATTTCATCGGAAATCCCTTTTCCGGAGATTTGACGATGGCGCCGAACTTCTTGACCTGCTCCTCGGCATTGACCCACCGCGAATAAGCCGTGCAATACGCCGCCAGCGCTGTGCGATCGGCCAGGCTGAGCAATCCCATGTCTTTCAGAACCTTGCACGTGTGGAACCACTCCGCTTTCGCCACGTCGTCGAGGAACTTTGGGCAGCGTGGAACACCGGTGGGAGGCGCCGGCTCGCGTCTATTGAGACGGCGTTTTCCAGGGTTCCCTTCTAAGGTCCGAATTAAGGTGGGTTTTGGCTTGCGTCCTCGCATAAAAACCTCGGAAAAACAGGCATTTCTAAGCGGACCCCCCACCCCCTAATTTCGCGGAAACGCGCATAAATGGGCCGCGTGGTAAGGCGTTGCAGCGTATAGAGATATGACTCCCCCCTGGGGTCCGGGAGTTGACGTAAGTCCTTATTCCTCGTCGCGCGGCGGCTTCCTCGGTTGCTGTGCCAACGTTCGGTTTTGTTGCTGCTTGATTGTGGGTGTCTTCTGCGTGCTGCTGCCGTATGTCTGCGTGTCGGTCCTCGTCTTCTGCTGGTGGTGCGACGAGCACAGCACCTGCGTGTTCCCCAAGACCAGACGCCAGTCGGGTCGCACGTGGATCGGAACGAGGTGATCAACGATACGGGACGCGGTAAGTCGGTTGGTCTTCAGGCACTCCTGGCACAGACCGCAGTCACGTTGGCGCCTGAGGTTTGCCAAGGCGGCCCACGACGCGTCGTAGCCGCGCTGCGCGGGTGTTCCCCGCCGTGCGTCGATCAGCCGCGTGTACGGGCCTCTGTGGGCGTCACAGTACGTGCCGTGCGAGAGGTTTGGGCAACCGGGAACGCGACAGGGGATTTTCAGGCGGAAGGGCATTGGTTGCTTGCTGTGGGACGGTCTATACTTCGCTCTGCTTCGTATCGCCGTCGGCGGCGTTTTCACTACTGCGGCGGCCTGGGTATTCTGATGGAATGACAACCCCAGCAGATTCAGCGCCTGAACCACCGCAATCCACATCGGGCGACAATTCCCGGCTGGTGGCCATTGGCGCTGTCGTAGCTCTAGCGGTCGTCGGATTGCTCGCATGTGCAGGGGCAATCGCTGGGCCGTTGATCTTGCTGACACAGCGACGTAACTTGCAAAGAGCTGAGGCCGAACGCGCCCTCCACCAGATGCAGGAGGCGATGAAGAAAGCCGAACAGGAGGCAGCCGATCGGCAGAAGAACGCCGCAGATCCCGAAGAGGATCGCACGCAATTGGAATAGGGAATCTTCGCATGTTCTCGTTGGCACAACCCGGAGAAGGAGCCTCGATGGCTATCATGCTCAAGACGGCGACCGGTGAGTTCTACTTCAACCCGGACACGATCGCCCGGGTCCACCTGAGCCCCGACCATCAGACGCTGACGGTGCATTTCGTGAACGGGACGCTGTTCTCCGCCCCAGTCGGAACCGAGCATGAGCGACAAACGGTTAGGGAGTTCCTGGCGACGCTGAGCGAAGAGGGGAGCGGCTTTCTTCCCAGCGGGCGGGAATTGCTGAATCTCCGCTCGGCGCAGTGGGTATCGATCCCTGAGGAAGGGCCGGTCCAGGTCCGTTGGCAGGACAACCGGACCCATGTGCTGTCCGACATCAACGTGGATCACGTCAGGGCGACGTTGAGGCCATGAGCGGATCATCGCATGTTCTCCTCGCGCGGCTTCATGGGGATCGGTGACTCGCCCGTTCGTTCGAGGACTGCCGGCTGGCCGGTAAAACGCTGGAAGCGGTCGGAGATCACGTCACAATACAGCGGGTCGACCTCCATCAGGAATGCCTTGCGGCCCGTCTGCTGGGCGCCGATCAGCGTCGAGCCGCTACCACCGAAGAGGTCCAGGACGTTCTCGCCGGGCGCGGTCGAATACTGCATTGCTCGGACCGCCAGCTCGGCCGGCTTGGCCGTTAAATGCTCCATCTGCTGCGGCGGGATCTTTTTGACATGCCAGATGTCAGGGACATTCTTCGGACCGTAGAACCGATGCGCTGCTCCATCTTTCCACCCATAGAAACACCATTCATGCGCGCCCATAAAGTCCTTGCGGGTGAGCACCGGGTGTTGCTTGTCCCAAATGATGGCCTGCGAGAAATAGAGCTGGTGCTTCCTCAAGAACGGTGGATAATTGCCGCAGTTCGCATATCCGCCCCAGATGTAAAACCCTCGACCAGGCTGGAGCACTCGGGCCGCGTTCCCGAACCAGGCATCGAGCAGCCGGTCGAACTCCTCATCGCTCACGAAGTCGTTGGCCAGCGGACGGTCCTTGGC